GGCCAAGCAGCGCGGTCGCGCGCGCCACGTCATGGTCGTCGGCGCACCGTCGGCGTAAGGGGCATCGGCATGCTGATGGACATCTATAAGGACATGCTGCGGGCCGCCGTCAAGCCGCCGTGTGCGAACTACGCCCCGACGTACACCAAGGCCAATGCTCAATTGGAAGCGGTGCTCAAGTTGATTCGACAGCGATGTGCCGGTGAGTTCCAGGATACGGTATCGGCCAAGCAGCGCATCTTTTTCGATGAACCCATCAGCCTGCCGGCCAAGAGCTACGACAGCTACATCGTTCGGGCCCCGCGATGATCGAGCTGTTCCTGGACACCGAGACGTTCAGCGCTACTCCGATTACCTGGGGCACGCACGCCTACGCAGCACAGGCCGAGATCATGCTGGTGACCTACGCCATCGGTGACGGCGAGGTCCAGGTGTGGGACGGCACGGTCGACGGCGCGGTGTCGTTCGCCCACAACCTGTACGACTTCCTGGAGAACCCCGAAGTTGTGGTGGTTATCCACAACAGCCCCTTCGACCGCACAGTGATCCGGCACGCCTGGGACATCGACATCCCCACCAGCCGGATCCACGACACGATGGTGCAGGCCCTGAGCCATAGCCTGCCGCCCAGCCTGGGGCAACTTGGCGAGGTGCTCGGCCTGCCATCGGACGTGGCGAAGGACAAGGACGGCAAGAAGCTGATCAACCTGTTCTGCAAGCCCCTGCCCAGCAACCGGATACTGGACCGCGCCACCAGCAAGACCCACCCGGCAGAGTGGGAGCGGTTCAAGCAGTACGCGGCGAACGACATCACCGCGATGCGCGAGTGTAAGCGGCGCATGCCAACGCTCAACGTGACCGATACCGAGGTTGCCTTGTGGCAACTTGACCAGACGATCAACGACCGGGGCGTGGCGATCGACGTGCCCCTGGCCTACGCTGCCATCAGTGCGGTAGAACGAGCACAGGCCGATCTGGCGGCCCGGGTGTACACGATGACGCAGGGCATTGTCGGCAGTGCCACCCAGAGCGCGGCGCTGCGGTTACAGATCATGGAGCAGTACGGCATCGACATGCCCGACCTGAAGATGGGCACGGTCGAGAAGTTTCTGGACGACCCGGCGGTGCCCGAGGATCTCAAGGCGCTGCTGGAGGTTCGTCTGCAGGCCAGCAGCACCAGCACCCGCAAGTACTTCGTGCTGGTCAAGGGCGTCAGCGCCGACGATCGCCTGCGGGGCACCCTGCAGTTCAACGGCGCGGCGCGCACAGGGCGCTGGGCTGGCCGGCTGTTCCAGCCACAGAACCTACCCAGGCCCACGCTCAAGCAACCAGCGATCGACGCCGGCATCGACGCGATGAAGGCCGGCTGCGAGCATCTGGTGACCGACAACGTCATGGAGCTCGCGAGCTCTGCCATCAGGGGCACGATCGTGGCCCCGCCCGGCAAGAAGCTGGTGGTCGCCGACTTGGCGAACATCGAGGGTCGGGTCCAGGCGTGGCTGGCGCGCGAGGAGTGGAAGGTCCAGGCGTTCCGCGACTTTGACGCCGGCATCGGCCCGGACCTGTACAAGCTGGCCTACAGCAAGTCGTTCGGCGTCAGGCCCGAGGACGTCACGAAGGACCAGCGGCAGGTCGGCAAGGTCCAGGAGCTCGCCCTGGCCTACGCGGGCGGTGTTGGTGCGTTCGTGACCTTTGCCGGCGCATACGGCATCGACCTGGACGATCTGGCCGGCAAGGTACTGCCGCTGGCAGCGGAGGAGGTGGTGGACGAGGCTGACCGGTTCTTCGAGTGGTCGAAGAAGGAGAAGCGGTCGACGTTCAACCTGTTGGACGATGCGTTTGTCGCGTGCGACACGCTCAAGCGGGTGTGGCGCTACGCGCACCCCAGCATCACCGACTACTGGAAGCGCCTGCAGCACTTGACGTTCCAGGCGATCGGCACGCGTGGCACCGAGTACGCCGACCTGGGCCTGCGCGTCAAGGCCACCAAGACGTGGCTGTTGATCACGCTGCCGTCAGACCGTGTGCTCTGTTACCCGTCGCCCAAGATCAAGGACAACGCCGTCACCTACATGGGCATCGAGCAGTTCACCCGGAAGTGGGCCCGGATCCAGACCCACGGCGGAAAGCTGTTCGAGAACATCGTCCAGGCGATCGCACGCGATGTCCTGTCGCACAGCATGCCCCTGATCGAGGCCGCCGGCTACCAGATCGTTCTGACGGTCCACGACGAGATCATCGCCGAGACGCCCGACAGGCCCGAGTTCAACGCGGAGCACCTGTCGGCCCTGATGGCCGCGCCGCCGGCCTGGGCGGCTGACATGCCGCTGGCCGCCGAGGGCTTCGAGACCTACCGATACCGAAAGCAGTAATGCGCGAATCCGCAATTGAAAAGTACCTTGTCCGCCACGTCACATTGCTGGGCGGCGAGATCCGCAAGACCCAATGGATTGGGCGCGTCGGCGCGCCAGACCGTCGGGTCATGTTGCCCGGGCGCACACCGTTCTGGGTGGAGCTCAAGGCCACCGGTGAGGTGCCGACCGCCCAGCAACTGCGGGAGCACAACCGCATGCGCAGGCTGGGGGAGTTGGTGTACGTCATCGACTCCACCGAGGGCGTCCTGGCGCTGCTGCTCGAACAGCCGGCGGTGACGTCATGATGTGCCCACGCTGCGGTAGCACGCTCAACAGCGTGTTGTCGACCCGCCGGCAGGGCCCGATCGTGGTGCGGCGCCGGGCCTGCGTTTGCGGGAGCAAGTACGTCACGCACGAAAAGGTTTTCGTTCCCCCACCGAAGTTGCTGAAATGACAGCTTACTACAACGAGATTGATCCCTACGCAGCACAGTGGTTGCGCAACTTGATCACTGCCGGACATATCGCGCCGGGTTTTGTGGATGAACGGAGCATTGAAGATGTCACACCCCATGACCTTGCCGGGTACACCCAATGCCACTTCTTTGCCGGCATTGGAGTCTGGAGCCATGCTTTGCGACAAGCCGGATGGCCTGACGATAAATCTATCTGGACAGGAAGTTGCCCTTGCCAACCTTTCAGCTCGGCAGGTAAAGGCGGCGGGTTTGATGATGAGCGGCATCTCTGGCCCGCCTTTCACCACCTCATTGAACAGTGCCGCCCTGCAACAGTTATTGGAGAGCAGGTTGCGAGCAAAGACGCAGAAGTGTGGATCGATCTTGTACAAGCTGACATGGAAGCCGTGGGTTACGCCTTCGGGGCCGTCCCGTTTCCGTCTGCGGGCATCGGCGCTCCGCACATCCGCGACCGACTCTACTGGGTGGGTAACTCCGACAACACGAGATTGGAAGGACGGGCATCGGTGCGACAACGTACCGGTCAATTACCTGTTGGGCAGGATGGCTTGGCTGGCGGGATGGCCGACACCGATGGCCAACAACTCGGAACGACGGGGGCAGGTGGAACCCAGCACAAAGACATTGAACAACGCAGCAGCACTATCGGGATGGCCGACTCCGATGTCAATGGATCATTGGATGGCATCAACGCCAAGAATGGACGGGGGGCAGAAACAACTGCCGAATGTGTCGGCGATAGCGGGTTGGACAACACCTTCAGCAACGGACGGGGAGCGCGGCGGCACGATGACGCCGAGCATGACCGGATCGTCGCTGACGCAGCCGGTGATGTTGACCGGCCCGGCCCGATTAACGGTTTCTGGCGAGATGCTGATTGGCTCTTCTGCCGGGATGGAAAGTGGCGGCCAGTTGAACCCGGCACATTCCCGCTGGCTCATGGGGCTACCTCAAGAGTGGGACGACTGCGCGCCTACGGAAACGCTATCAACGCTAAAGCGGCGCAGGCTTTCATTGAGTGTCTGATATGACCCCGCGCCAAGACTTCACCCCCCGCCCGTACCAGACCATGATCATCGACCACATCTTGAGCAAGCCCAGGGCTGCGGTGTGGGCCGGCATGGGCACGGGCAAGACGGTCGCCACCCTGACGGCGCTGGACGCCCTGCAGATGGTCGAGGACGGCCCGGCGCTGGTCATCGCACCGTTGCGGGTCGCTACCACAACGTGGCCCGAGGAGGTGCTGAAGTGGTCTCACCTACGCGGCATGAACGTGGTGGCGATCGTCGGCACCGAGCGCGAGCGCATCGCCGCCCTCAAGACCCCGTCCCAGGTCTACACCACCAACTACGAGCAACTGGTCTGGCTGGTGGCGTACTGGGGCGACCGCTGGCCCTACGCCACGGTCGTGCTTGACGAGAGCACCAAGGTGAAGGGCTTCAGGCTGCGCCAGGGCGGCAAACGGGCCCAGGCCCTGGGCAGCATAGCCCACACCCGGATCAAGCGCCTGGTGGAGCTCACGGGCACCCCGGCAAGCAACGGACTGAAGGATCTGTGGGGTCAGGCGTGGTTCGTGGATGCCGGCGCCCGCCTGGGCCGCACCTACAGCGCCTTCAGCCAGCGCTGGTTCCGGCCCGACCGTACCGGGTTCGGTGTCGAGCCGCTGGCCGCCGCCCAGGCCGAGATCCAGGACAAGCTGCGTGACGTCTGCCTGACGATCGAGGCCAAGGACTGGTTCGACCTGCACACCCCGATCATCAACAACATCATGGTCAAGTTGCCGGTCAAGGCCCGCAAGCACTACAAGGAGATGGAGAAGGAGATGTTCACGTCTCTCGACACTGGCGACGACATCGAGGCGTTCAACGCCGCCGCCAAGACCCAGAAGTGCCTGCAGATCGCCAACGGCGCGATGTACGTGGGCGAGGGCGCCCAGGCCTGGGAAGAGGTCCACAAGGCCAAGCTGGAGGCCCTTGAGTCGGTGGTGGAGGAGGCCGCCGGCATGCCGGTGCTGGTGGCGTACAACTTCAAGTCGGACCTAGCCCGGCTCCAGAAACACTTCCCCCAGGGGCGGCACCTGGACAAGAAGTCCGAAACGATCAAAGCATGGAACGCCGGGCAGATCCCGGTCCTGTTTGCTCACCCGGCCTGTTTACATCCGTGGACTGAAGTGTTGACTGAAAACAGAGGATGGGTTAGGCTCATCGATGTCGGGGTGACAGATCGTGTTTTTGATGGTGTTGAGTTTGTCACTCACGATGGTTGTTCGTATTCGGGGTATTCGGACGTAGTCACGGCATTCGGTATGACTATGACACCCGAGCATAAACTTTTGGTGGGCGGTTACTGGATGGAGGCTAAAGATGTTGGAAATGGTGAAGAAACTAAAGAAAAAGCACGTTACTCCTACGAGGGAGATGACAGTTATCTCCGCAAAATGTTTGAGTTGCAACATGGTAATGGACATTTTGGAACAGAATTTCCAAAAACACAATCGATTAAAACGAAAGCATTGCCAACACTGTTTGCCCGATTCTTTCCATTACCTCACAAACACAAGAATATGGCGTATTTGGAGGGGCATGAAAACTCGGTCGGAAGATACATCGGACAAAAACTACGGCGGACGTGGCATCGAAGTATGTCCAGAATGGAAAGATTTTCGCGTGTTCTATGCGGACATGATAGAGGGCTATTCGGACAATCTGACCATCGAACGGATAGACGTGAACGGTCCTTACTCAAAATTGAATTGCAAGTGGGTAACGATGTTTGCGCAGCAGGCAAACAAACGCACAACGAGATATCTGACGTATCAAGGCACCAAAATGCATCTGGCCGAGGTACGTCGTATATCTGGCGTCAGCAAAATGAAACTGACTGTGCGGTTGAACTCCGGCATGACAGCGGACGAAGCGGTAGCCGACGCGAGAGCTTCCACCTACGGGACGGGACGCCATGCGAAAAAAGGTCGCATGTCTACGACCTTATCAACTGCGGTCCCCGTAACCGATTCGTTATAAAAAATAACGTTGGGGAGGTATTCATCTCGCACAACTCAGCCGGCCATGGTCTGAACTTGCAAGACGGTGGGAACATCCTGGTGTTCTTCAGCGTGAACTGGAACCTGGAGGAGCACCTCCAGATCATCGAGCGCATCGGGCCTACCCGGCAACTGCAGTCAGGCTACGACCGCCCGGTGTTCATTCACCGGATCCTGGCCCGCGATACGGTCGACGAACTGGTGCTGCAGCGCTTGGAGACCAAGCGCGAGGTGCAGGACATCCTGATGGACGCCATGAAGCAGCACCGCAAAGCCGGTCAGAAGAAGATGTCGGGGCGCAGTTCCTGACGGGTCACGAGGCCGCCGGTGGCGACCTCCAGCTTGATCGCCAGGGCCGGTGACGGCTTACGCCTACCTGACAGCAGCAGGGACATCCACGTAGGGGTGATGCCCAGGTAGCGCGACATCTCGCCCTTGGCGCCCAGGGCGTCGGTCTTGAAGTACTCGGTGAGGGTCATGGAAAAATCCTTGTGAAAAGGCATCATTGTAACCCCAAGTTGTAGTAGACTGGCGGCTCAACAACGAAGGAGAGAAGCATGGACGTGTACGACACCGGCAAGGTGAAGATCGGATCGAACTACCGGAAGACGGTCATCAACGAGATGTCCGACGAGGACATCGCGTTGCAAATCGCGTTGCAAAACGTGCTGCTGCAGAGCGTCATGCTCGACAAGCAGCGGGCCCGCCAGCAGTTCTTTTATGACGCCTTCTATTCGGTGATAGTGGTGCTGGCCCTGGCCGGTCTGGCGGTGTGGTTCAAGTCATGACATTGCCACCGCTGCCCAAGAAAGTTCAGATCGACAAGCACGAAAGCGGCTATGTCATCTGGGGATACACCGCCGATCAGATGAGGGCATACGCCGCCCAGGCAGTGCAAGAACTGACAGAGCAGGCCGAGCCGGTGGCCTGGCAGGCAATCGGAGGGTCAATCTGGTCCCACAAAACCTCCTGGAAGGACCGGCCGCTCTACGCCGCCCCGCAGCCAGCCCGCCAGCCGCTGACGGATGAGCAGATTGATGCGGGAATGAACTATATGGTGCAGCCGTTTTTGAACTTGCGCTCCGCGTTTTTTGAAGGTGTTCGGTATGCCGAGCGGTCGCACGGGGTAGGGGGGAAAGGTTAGCCGGCTGGTGCCGAAGCGTGACCATGTTTGCGTGTTACAAAATAGTTGTTGACGCTGGCGGTTGCTGTGCTACAGTAACTACATCGCAACACGCAACCGGAGAGACAGATGAACACCTTTGAAAAGACGGCCTTCAAGCACGCAGCAGCAGAACTGGCCTACCGCCGCAGCGCCCAGGCAGCGGTTGACTTCCAGGCCAGCAAGCTGGCGCGGGCTGCGGCAGACCGAAAGACAGGCCACACGCCGCAATGCACGCTGATGAAGTGCGCTAACCACTGCGGCGGCAAGTGAGCGAGAAGCACAAAGGCGGACGCCCGCCTGCCCCGCCCGGCCTGCGCCGGGTGAACATACCAGTGCGCTTGCCGGAGTGGATGGCGGAATGGATGACGGCGCAATGCGAAGAAGGCCCACCCTACAAGACGCCGACAGAGTTGATAGAAGCCGCACTGCTGAAGGCGCACAAGCTGCGCCCGCCGCGTGCGCCCCAACGTTCGAGCTAACCGGAGAGACGAAATGACAAAGCCCCTTGGAACCATTCTGCCGACCGCCGAAAGCCTGGCTCGCGGTGACGTGCATGCCGCTTGGCTTGCAGGCCAGCAGCACAAACTGAAGCTGAAGCCAAAAACGTTGCGGGGCAAAAGCAAGATTCGAGAAGCGATACACCGCACGCTGAATTGGGACTTAGCAACCTGGGATGTGCTGCAAACGCGCATGGCGCTGCCGATGACGGCCAAGAGTGGGCCGTGGCACTTGGTGACACCGGAGGCGGCGGTTGGCACAGCGCGTGACGATATTTCAAGATGGGTGCATACGGCTGACGACCAAGATTTCTTGGTTGAACTGACGGCGTGCAACGAGTGATGGCTTTGTGGCCTAACGTGTAGTTCAGCGGCCGTACTAGGTCCGCTGGAACGCAGCGGTTAGGCATCAACCGACGATAGAAGGAGAAACGACAATGGGTGTATACAACTACAAGTACGTGCGGGACCAACTACCGCCGTACCTGACGGATGAAGTCGAAGGCTACGAAGGTGGCGTCGACTACGACGGCGATATGTGGGCCGCAGCGTCGAACTACATCGACGCGCTGGAGGCGGAGCTTGCCCTGCAATACGCCGGCACGAAGACCATGCGGGACCAGAAGCTGCTGGCCTGGCTGAAGACGCGCCCGAAGACCGGCTACAACGCCGGCCCGGCTGTTTTATCGCCGTCAGGCGTCCGGCGTTGATGGGCGTGTTGGGCGGCTGGTGAACGAAGCGAGGAAATGATGACAAGCCAAGAAGTGCGATGGTGCGTTGAGGAACGCGACACCGGGATGCCGTGCGCCAGTGGCAGCGCACCCACCGAAGCAGAGGCAAGCCGCGAAATGCTGCGCTACGCACTGCAATACGGGCAGGACAGCCCGGTGCGCTACTGGATGCGCCAGAACCGCAAGACGCTGTTGAAAGGTGAGATTGCGGGCGTGGCCGTGGCCGTGGCAGCAGAACGTGAACGTTGCGCGCAGATCGTGGAAGACCATGTGCGCGCGATCGACGGTGTTGATGCGCTGGCGGCGATTCGTGGGGGCAAGCAGTGAGAAAGGGCTACATAGCCGGCGCTCCTGGCTGGCTTTACCCGAGCGCTGGCGACCCAGCGCCCACCAGCAGCGACAAGTGCTTACTGCTGACCCGTGGTGGCGTCTGCATCGTCGGTGCGTGGTCCACCGGTGCCGGCCTGCTGGCATGGTCGCCCATGCCCAAGCGCGACAAGACAAAAGAAGCAACAATTGAGAAGGAAATCAAATGAGCAAGTTGACTCCCACCGACGTCAAGAACGTCTACCTGCTATGCGACATGAAGAACCCCGAGGGCATGTACGCCAACGAGGTTGACCTGCTGGAGTTTGCCGACAAGCTGGAGCGGGTGATCCTGCACCGTATCGCCCAGGCACCATCGGCCACTGAGAAAACTTGTTGCTGGTGTGCACACGCCGAGGTCTCGGCCAAGGTCGAGCCGTGCAAGACCTGCTACCAGTTCGACAAGTGGGAGCCGGCGCC